ACTCTGCACCTAAACTCGGCCCAGTGTGCAATGAGTTTGAGAGGCGACTAATAGACAACAAGATTAATCATGGTGGCAACCCTGTTTTACGGTTCATGGCCGACTCTGTTGCCGTTAAGATAAGTCCAGATGGCTACAAAAAGCCGGATCGGGACAAAAGCCAAGGCAAGGTTGATGGAATCATCGCGACATTGTATGCACTCGACCGCCTTATGAGATCGAAACCACCGGTCAAAAGTGTTTACGAAGAAAGGGGCGCAATCGTTTTATAACGGAGGGAATATGATTTGTTCTAAATGTAAAGCCACAGAAACACGCGTAATTGAAACAAGAAAATACGAAACAACAATAATGCGGATCAGGAAGTGCAAAGAATGTGGTTACGTTTGGACGACTTGGGAAAATAAAGAAAAAAGTGAGCCACCGGCGCCGCAAAACAACTATTCACCCCAATATTCGACCCGTTAGACCATAAAAAACCTATATAGCGGTATATAGGTCACAAAGGCTTGTTTTAACAACCTCACCCGATATTCTTCAAGATAATCGTACAATCTAACTGTTTTTTCATATTCATAACCGCATAGCGGGGCGTTATGTGACCGACAGCCGGTTAAAAATTAACTCTCTAAAAGGGGCCGTTCTTACCAGGACGGCCTTTTTCTATTTTCGGGGCCTGGACTCAATCACATGACAAAGCGCGGATATTTGCAACGTGTAAAGCAGTTTTTCAAGCGAAAGGGGTACGGACCGGGCAACGATTATTGGTATGGGCCAGTTCAAGCGCCGACCAAGGCCGGGGTGGACATTGACGAAGTTGCAGCACTCAATTTCAGCGCGGTATGGAACGCGATCCAGATAATAAGCGGCACAATCGGGAGCTTGCCCCTGCATTTATTGAGGCGAGCCGGGAAAAACACTGAGAAAATGACCTCAGAAAGCATTTATGGCGTGCTGCATAGCGTCGCCAACCCTGAAATGTCGGCCATGAGTTACCGGGAGGCAACCGGCGCTCATGTTGTTTCATGGGGCAATTCGTACACAGAGATCGTTCGGTCAAAGACCGGTGAAGTTGTCGAGCTTTGGCCGATTGGCCCCAACAGAGTCAAGCCGGAGCGGAAAAACGACAAGATGTTTTACGAAATTAGCATCGGGGGCGGTCAAAAAGTCACCCTGCCGCGTGAAAAGGTGCTGCACATCCCAGGCTTAGGCTTTGACGGCCTGATGGGATATTCAGTTTTGAATAAAGCGCGTGAGTCAATCGCGTTGGGCATGGCAACTGAAGAATTTGGATCGCGGTATTTTGGCGACGGCACACATCCGGGCGTTGTCGTATCTCACCCGCTCGCATTGGGGCCAGACGCACACAAAAGGTTGAAAAAAGATTTAACAAACGCTTACAGCGGCCTTGGCAAATCTCACAAACTGCTTTTGCTTGAAGAAGGGATGAAAATGGAGAATATCGGCATCCCTCCCGAAGATTCTCAGTTTTTGCAAACCCGTCAATTTCAGACCGTGGAGGTCGCCCGGTGGTTCAACATCGATCCGTCGAAACTGAAGGACCACAGCCGGAGCACGTTTAACAATATCGAGCATTTATCAATTATGCACGTTGTGGACTGCATCACCCCGTGGATGGTTCGGATTGAGCAATGCTTAGACATGCAGCTATTGACACCCGAACAAAGGCAACTCGGTTTTTTCTTTAAACACAATGTCGAGGGGTTGCTCCGGGGTGATACCGCAGCAAGGGCCGAGTTTTATTCCAAAATGTTCAACATAGGGGCTTATTCGATCAACGAAATCAGAGAAAAAGAGAATATGAACCCGGTTGACGGTGGTGATGAGCGGTTTGTGCCGCTCAACATGGTGCCTCTAAGCATGGCGAAAGAAGTTGCAGTGCCGAAACCGGATCCGGAACCTGCTCAGATTGTGGCGCCGGAGGGAGATGAGGAGCCGGAAGAGGAAAACGGGCGCGATTGGATGAACGCCATGGTTGAAGGCCGTGCCGGTGCGGATATACGAGATCGGGTTGCACGGCAATACCGGGATTTATTTTTCAGCATGGCCAAGCGGATCGTAAACAAAGAATCACTGGCCGTTAAAAAAGCGGTTGAGCGCCGGAATAAGCGGGCGGATGAGACTTTTGACGCATGGATCATCGATTTTTATAGCGGCATGGACGGATATATCAGGCAGGAAGCCAAGCCAGCGATGAAGGGCCTTGCAAGGGCTGTCCGAGATGCCGCCGGAAAAGAGATTGACGGCGATGAAACCACCGAGGCCGAATTTGATAAATTCGTTGACGATTACGTGGGCACATATTCGTTGCGGCATATCGCCTCGTCAACGGGCCAGATCCAGTCTTTGGAAGATGATCAGGAAATTAAAGACAGGGTGGACGAGTGGGCGGATAAGCGCCCGGACAAGATAGCCGATAACGAAACCGTGAGGCTCGGCGGCGCGGTTGCCCAGTTTGTTTTTTGGGGTGCCGGGTTGTCGTGCGTTTGGCGTATTCGTGGAAGCAAGACCTGTCCTTATTGTAGGTCGTTATCTGGAAAACGGGTGGCAAAAGGCCAATCATTTGCGAACACAGGGGACGAACTAAACCCAAAGGGCGGCACCGGACCGATGAAGATATGGGGGCTGAAGTCTCACCCGCCGTTACATCGCGGCTGCGATTGCTATATCGCATCATTTTAAGGAGACAACATGAAAGAAGAAAGACGTTTTTTACCACTGGGGATTCAAATCGAAACGCGCGAGGACGGCAAAGTCAAGATAGCCGGATACGCCGCCAAGTTTGGCAAAATATCGGAAGACCTGGGCGGGTTTCGTGAAAAAATAGCGCACGGGGCTTTTAAAAAGGCGCTTAAAACATCAGACCCACGAGCCCTGTTTAACCACAACCGTGATTTTGTTCTTGGCCGTCAATCCGCCGGGACCTTGGCGGTTAAAGAGGACAAGGAGGGCTTGTATATAGAAATCGATCCACCGGACACGACTTTTGCCCGCGACCTGATGGTTTCCATCCGTCGGGGCGACATTACGCAGCAGAGTTTTGGCTTCACGGTGGCAAAGGATAGCTGGGAGGACCTGGAAAAGGGATCAATGCCGCTTCGTACTCTTGAAGAAATCGGGGAGTTGTTTGATGTTTCACCGGTGACTTATCCGGCATACCCGGATACAGAAGTGGCTTTAAGAAGTTTAGATACGGCAAAAGCTGGGGGCGAGACCGCCCCTGAAGAAAAACCCATGGCATTTATGCCAGCAGGTGAGACAAGGGCCGGGGGCGAGACCGCTCCTCGAATTGAAACGGAAGTGGGAAACAAGGAAGTCACCAATAACGACTTTTGGAGCGGACTTCAAGGAGATGAATAAAGATGAAAACTTTAGAGTGGTACCTATCAAAAATCAAAGACTTGGACAAACAGCTTTCCGATATGCGGGAATTGTGCGTTCGTGAAAACCGGGATCCGATTCCGGATGAAATCAAACGAGGCAAGGAAATCGTGGCCGAAATCAAAGAGGTTGAGGCGATTGTGGAGTATGAAACCGAATCGCGCGCAACCCATGACCGGGTAAACGCACCGGCGGAAAAGGCAGTCACAAAGCCCGATCCGGCCAAGGTGCCCAAATCACCCGACAAGCGAGATAAGTTTTTGAGTCTTGGCGACCAGATGCAGGCGATCATGCGGGCGGGTATTCCGGGCCAGAACGTTGACCCGCGTTTATATCAGTCACGAGCGGTCACCGGGCTTTCCGAAGGAATTCCCAGCGATGGCGGTTTTTTGGTGCAGCAGGATTTCAGCGCCGAACTGCTTAAAAACGTATGGGCCACCGGCCAACTGGCTTCCCGTTGCCGGCGGATCACCGTTTCCGGCAATGCCAACAGCATGAAAATCAACGGGCTGGATGAAACCAGCCGGGTAGCCGGTAGCAGATGGGGTGGGATCAGAGGTTATTGGGCCGCTGAAGCTGCGGAGAAGACCGCAAGCAAGCCGACTTTCCGCAAGATCCAGCTTGATCTCAACAAACTGGTTGGCCTTTGCTACGCGACCGATGAGCTTTTAGACGACGCCGCAGCCCTCGAAGGGATTTTGAGGCAGGGCTTCGCGGATGAGTTCGGGTTCCTGCTTGACGATGCGATCATCAACGGCACCGGTGCGGGGCAGCCTTTGGGCATCCTGAACGGCGGGTGTGTGGTTTCGGTAGCGAAAGAAACCGGGCAGTCGGCGGCTACGCTCGTTTTTGAGAATATCGTCAAAATGAGAGCGCGGTTGTTTGCGAACTCAAGAGCAAGTTCGGTTTGGTTGGTCAATCAGGATGTTGAACCGCAACTGCACCAAATGTCAATCGCGGTTGGAACCGGAGGCGTGCCCGTTTATATGCCCGCAACCGGCATTTCGGGAAGTCCGTTTGATACGCTGTACGGTCGGCCTGTTATCCCGATTGAGCAATGCGCCACGCTCGGAACGACCGGCGATATCTATCTGGCCGATTTTTCCGGCGGTTACATTCTGGCCGAAAAGGGCGGGATGCAGAGTGATATGAGTATTCATGTTAGATTTATATATGACGAATCCGTTTTTAGGTTCGTGCTCCGGGTCGATGGCCAACCTGTTTTGGGCAGCGCGATCACGCCCTACAAGGGGTCAAACACACTTTCCCACTTCATCAAACTTGATGCCAGAGCATAACCAACAACCATAAACCTATAACGGGCCGGGCAATTCCGGCCCCATAAGGAGCAAATAAAATGAGATTAGGAGAAGAAAAGAAAATAGTGCCGATTATGTCAATCGGCGACCTGAACGCAGGCGCTACCCTGTCCGGCGATTCCATCAATATGAAAAATTATCACAGGTGTACCTTTTTGGTGATGATGCACGCCCTTGGCGGTGCTGCGAATTATATCCTGATATATTCAGGCGCGACCGCAGCGGCGCTGACAACCGCCGAGACTTTCAACTATGCATTTGGCGGCGCTGCTACGGAGAGTGCAAGCGCGGACGTACTGGCGGCCAATTCCACATCGGCAAACCTGTCAGTGGCCCACGCCACTTATGACAATTACATGCTGATATGTGAAATCGACGCCTCAGCCATGACCGCAGGACAGCCTTGGTTGACTTTTTCCTGTGCCGATACCGACACAAGCGCGACCGGCGGCATGTCTGTCTTTGCGATTTTGGAGCCGCGTTACTCCGGCAACTTGTCGCTGACAGCATTAACCTAAACACTAACAATAGGGGCTTATCATCTATGATTAACGTGTATTTTCTCAAAAACCACGGCGACCACAAAACGGGCGATCAAGCATATATCGCCCGTGCGGTCGCTTCGGGCCTGGTGCTGGGCGGTACGTGCGAAGTCTACACCGACCACATGGACCGGCTGGCAGCCGAAGCAGAAGCGGAGGCTGAACGAGAGCGACTGAAGCCAAAGCCGCCACCAGCGCCGACACCAGCGCCACAGCCGAAAGCGAAACGGAAGAAGCGGGTAGCGAAAAAAACCAATAACCAATTAAACACCGAAAGGAAGCTGACAAATGGCTAACTATGCACCGAGTACAAGAGCAAGGATTGCAGACCTGATTACAGGTATGCGAGTAGAAACAACCGTATTGGCGAACCTGACATATCTTCATCAGGATCAATGGGAAGCGTTTAATGTGTATGGCCGTATCATGGTTTTACAGCTTTATTTTGAGGCCATTACCGTGAACGGCGCAGGCGCAACCTTGTTTCAGTACAATTTCACATCGACAACCCCAGTTATCGGCGTTCAACCGATGGGAGCTGTAAGCGCGTCTGTCGCGGCATTGGCACAGGGTTTGCGTTGTGTATGGGTTGGCGGAGCAGTTGCAACCGCCCACGTTATCACGGCCACGGCTGGCATTTCTGATGTTATCTCTACCAGTCCCCATATCATCGGCACGGCGGACGGCGTTGGGACCATCGGTTTTGTTACCAGCGTTGCAGATGCAGTCAGCGGAACGCATCAGCACGTTTTGCACTATATCCCGATGGATGACGGTTCTTATGCCGAAGCGAACCTGTAGTGGATCATGGCAACAACACTCGTAACGGCACCAGTATACTACCCAGTATCACTGGCGACAGCAAAGGATCATCTAAGAGTCACCCATAATGACGACAATGAATATATATCGTCTTTGATCGGGTCGGCCACTGAAAAAGTTGAAAAGCTGATGGGCCGGAAGCTGATAACGCAAACATGGAAGTATTTTCTTGACGCCTGGCCGGGCGGAAACGAGATCGTCCTGCCGTTCGGCCAGTTAAAATCAGTCACGCATGTAAAATATACCGACACCGGCGGGACTCAATACACCGACTTTGACGAGTCGGACGAGTTCACGGTGGACACCGACAGCGACCCCGGAAAAATCAAGCTGGCATACGGCGAGTCATGGCCAAGCTATTCCCTGGCACCTGACAACCCGATTGAGATTCAATTCGTATGCGGTTACGGGGCGCATACGCCATTGACGATTACAGGCGCGACAAACGCAACACCGATTGTTTGCACAACTGCCGCTCATGGGTATTCAGTAGGCGACCAGGTTTACATCGACGGTGGCACTACCCTGACATCAATGAACGGCTTGTGGCGCATTTCAGCGGTTCCGCTGGCTACAACATTTTCCATGACAGGATCAATCGGGAACGGTGTTTATGACGCAAGTTCAGCAACGGTTAAAAGGGTTGATGTGCCCGAAGCAATCCGGCAGGCGATCAAGATAATGATTTCAGACATGTATGAAAATAGAGAAACGGTAGTAATGGGAATAACCCCGACAACTTTAAAAACAATCGACGCTCTTCTTGTTGATCATAGAATATACGGCCATGAATAACTAAAGGGAGATAAAAGAAGATGGCTGTTAAATTTATAGGGTATAAAAAAAACTGGATTGGACTAAGCACTGATACCAAGCCTATAGCAGCAAGCACGACCGTTCCAATCGGGTCGGTGTTTTATGAGTATGACA